AAGAAAAACGCTTTGCGAACTAAAGGGTTGGCAAAAGCGGAAGCATATGTGAAAGCATTTGAGGCTGCTAATAAAACATTTGCTCAGTTTGGAGGTTTTCCAGCAGGTGTAGTTCCTGCAGGTTTAGCTTTGGCGATAGGTTTAGAGAACGTAAAAGCTATTGATTCTCAAAAATTTGCATCAGGTGGTATTGTTCAAGGTTCAAATACAGGTCAAGGCGATACAGTTCCAGCGATGCTCACTCCTGGAGAATTAATATTAAACCAGTCCCAACAAGATAATTTAGCAAACCAAGTTGGCGGTCTAACAATTAACTTTTCTGGGCCAGTAACTAATGATGATTACGTTCGCGATTTTATCATACCTCAGATTGATAAGGTTGTAAGAGGTAACTTAGCGTAATGGCTTTAACATTACCAGCTAGTTTTAAAAATAATTCTATAAAGCAAAATTGGCTTTTTCAATTATATTACGACAATGAAAGCGCTTTTACAGGCTTATCTTTTTACGATACGGAAGTAAGTAGCAATCAATATTATGGTGCGGTGTTAAATAAACCAAGTATAAGAGAATCAATTGATATTGAAAAGAGCGTTTCTTCAACTGGGAACATTTCCTTATCGGTTGCGAATTTTAACTTTCTAGGCTCTAATTTTAGTTCAGCCTTATATGGTACCAATAAATATATAAACCGAGCTTTTAAGGTATATATACAGCCTAACGACGCTACTACAATAGGTGATTGCCTTTTAATATATAGCGGAAAACTTGTTTCGGCTTCTCATAATGTAGATTCTATAAGATTACAGATAGAAGCAAAAAGACCTTGGGACAATATAGAAGTTCCTACTGTAAAAACAGATAAAAATAATTATTATCCGATAGCATATGGAGATTATAGACCTAATGCGAGCCAAAGTAATGTAAATTCTACAGGATTAACTTTTAATTCAAACGCAGGTATTGATGAATATAGAAAAAGAAAAACACTATACCCTATACCGATTGAAGAAAGAAGAGGAACAACAATTTTTTCATTAACAGGAGATTGGTCTCAATCAACAAAAGCTTGGCCTCATTATTATGAAAAATCTACCGATACATTTTTACCTATCGCAAACCACGAAAGTACTGCAACGACTATGGATTCTGCGAATGAAACTTACCTAGACGGAAAAGCAGTGAGATTTCATCAAAACTTATTGAAATCATCTTTTTATAAAATGGTAGAACTTACTGAAATAGAAAATAATACCCCTTTTAATTGGGTGAATAATAATAATGCTTTTGATGGTGACTATATTAATACAAGTACCTATACACAATGCACTATAAATGGTGGTTTCATTAACAATAGAAGAGGTTATGTAAAGTATTCTTTCCCTCAATTAACTGGTTTTCCAAATAAATTACAAGTCAATATGGTTATTTCCGGAACAGTCAGTATAAGTGGCGTGGGCGGTAATGGCGAGATAAGAGTTCAATTGATTAATAAAAGCTTTGGAGCCGAAGATATTTTAGGGTATTATAAATTAACGAATGCTCAGACCTCAACAAGTGATTTAATAACAGGAAGCGGTGCTGTAGACACTTCTTCAGCTTATTTTTTAACAGATGCGTTTGATAGTGATACTGAGTGGTTGGCTTCGGGAAGCGGTTGGGGTGAGGGGTTACAATTTAATCTTAAATGTATTTTACAAAGCGGTGATCTTGATGGGGATTTAGAAGGAAATTTTAGAATTTTTGACGTTGCAGTTCAAGCTGATAACCAATTAGACTTTACTGAAACAACTAAAACAGGAAAACTCGTAGCTTCGAAAGTCTTAGATGATATTGAATATGTTTATTCAGGTGGTGATGGGTTGCCAGACAATGGCTGGAATAGTAGTGCTGCAATAACAACTATAATCGCTGCACATAGGGATTTACTTCACAGAAATACAAGTTACACTAATTCAAATACACCCGATAATTGGAGTGCGGTTAATAGCGCTAAAGACTGGGCAGTAAGATATTGGATAAACGAACCTGTTGAATTGCTGAAGGTTCTAGAAAAACTTCAATATGAAGGTGGTTTTATTTTTAGATTTAATGGGCAAGGTGCGGGAGAGTATATTTTTATACCAGATAGCATAAGCACAGACCATACATTAAGTACTGGCGATTTAAACAATATTGAAATATCTTTATTGCCGATGGATAGAATAGTAGCTAGGATGGATATAGAATATGAGAAACATCCGATATCGAATTATGTTTCAAAGGTTATAGCTTCTAATAGTAGTACGATAAGTGATTTATTAATAGGTGCAAATGAAAACAAAAAGACTATTAGGTTAGATGCTAATGTTTCAGCGCCTGCAAATTCACCTTCAAGCAGCCCTAATGACGATTTCTATACTTACTATGATAATATATTAGGCGATCAAAAAATAATCGTTAGCGCTGATGTAGTTTCCCCAAATTTTTATGGTATTGATGTTGGGGACTTTGTAGCTTTTGATACAATGCCAGTTAATCCTTTTAGTAATAGTGATTGGAGTGGTAAAGATTTTATAGTGACAAGCGTATCAAGGCAAGTCGGTAAATTAAAATGCGAATTTAGAGAGGTTTAAATGGCTAAGACTTTTTATTATGATTCAGTAGGTTTATTAGAATCAACAATTAACGATGGTACTTATGCAAATCCGTCTGGTGGAGTATACACATTTTCAGATGCTGCTACTATCACGAATGAAGAAAGAGCGGTAGATCAATCTATTTCTACTGCTATGACATCATTTGCAGTTAATGATGCTCTTCAATTTAATTTGGGTAGTGCAAAGGCTGTTGATTTTATAGGTGTTAATTTTACAGCAGCAGATACTGATAATTTAGAACTTTGGTATGATACTTCAGCTAGTGGAGCATTAGAAGCCAAATCCGTAGCTATGACAGCAAGTTTTCCAGTTGGCTGGACATTTAGCGAATTTACATCAGCAGCCAAACAGTATTGGACTCTAGTTGCAATAAATGGGACTATTACTGGTTTATCTGAAGTAATTATTGGGAGTAAACTAATTTTTGAAGTCAATCCCGATTTAGGGACTGGTGAAGTTAATGAATTCGGTACTACTATAAATACAAGTATTGGTGGAATAGAATATGCTATAAAAAATCACGAAACAAAAAAGAATATCAGTTTATCTTTTTCAAGTATAAGTGAGACTTTTAAAGAATCCTTACAAAGCATGGAAGAAAGTGTTCAAAATTATAAAAAATTCATTTATTCTGAAAATGGTACAACTGGGCCATTTCATTATGTGAGGTTAGGTAAACCAATAAACTTTAAGGAAGTTTCTTCAACAAGATATTCAGCCAATATATCTTTAAACAAGCAACTTTCTTAGTTTTTTATTCGTATTTTTTTATTATATTTCTACCCTGTGTCAGAGGTGTTCAAGGCGGTTCTCCTATCGTCTTTATTCACAAATATAAAAGCACCTCTGGCATCCCTCTTTAAATTATAAGGGTTTACATACCCTAAAAATAATTTAAAATAACCCTTTACTTTTTAAAAAAAGGGTTTTAAGATTAGTTGTGAATAAAATAAACAATAAGGAGTTTTCAATGGACAATTTTAACGAAATGGATTTGGGCTTATTAGATTCTTTACTAATGGAAAAGCTTGACAATCTAAATAACAAATTAAGTAATGATGTTTTATCTGAATGGCAGGAATCTAAACTTGAAGATGAAAAAAAGAAATTATGGGCTTTAAAAACCAAGTTATTTTCAAACCTTCTTAAAGGAGGTAAGTAATGAAAAAACTATATGATGGTCAATTTAGTAAAACGCTAAACGAAACTCAAGAGGGTGATTTTGTGAATCTTGGGCTTTCAAGGTTTCCTATTGGTGTTTGTACATATAGAACAAATGACTGGGTGCAATTTAACAATGTTAAAAAGAATGGTATCACAGGCACATATACTCATTGTTTCGTAAAAGGTTCATATGGGTGGGAAGATGTTCATAAATATATTGAATGGAAAAGGAGGTAAGTAATGGATAAAGAGCAAAGAGAGTTACTTATTGAGCTTGTTAGGGTAGAAAGGAGAAGGCTTGGCTTTCTTCGTAAGAATTTTTATTCTCATACTAAAGATGGAAAATCAATAAGATTAGAAATTTTATTATGTAATGAAACTTTAAAATCTTTAGAAGGAGGTAAGTAATGTCTTTTATAGGTAATGTTAGTGAGTGGAATCAATTTTCACAAGATGTTAAAAGTTCTAATAATCAAAACCTTGAGGATGCACAAAGTAACGTAAAGGATTATTGTTATAAGTGTGAGAAGGAAACACTTGGGTGGGAAGATACTTGGGTTTGTCCAGTAGATGGAAGGCAGTATGAGTTTTATTGTTATAAGTGTTGTGAAGATGAAGGAGGTAAGTAATGACTAAACCCCCTTATGATTTTAAGTTTCATGCTGAAATAAGATATGAAACAGAAGATTGTTTCAATTTTACAAATGCAAATGGTAACACCATAGGTCAAATAAAAGAAGATATTCTAAGAGTATGTACAAAGTATGAAAAAAGAAGTCCAAAGATAGTAACCATTTTAGGCAAATCAGTATATAATGATAGCTATAATGAATATATTTATTTGTTTGCTAATACTACTTTTTTTACAGAAAATGAGAGTGTGAAGAACGCTTTAAAACATATAACCGAGGAGGGTAAAAATGCCAGTACCATTTAATCAAAAATTATCTCAACATACTGAAAAACAATACCTAGAATTAGAGACTAATTATTTGAACCTTTATAATTTCGTTCAGAGTCTTTTGACTATAACAGAAAACAAAGATATTGATTCTGATTCTCAAAGATTAAGTCATTTTAATGCTTTGACTATTAGGGTGACTGAAGGCGTAAAAAGATTTGAGAAATTCACAAAAGACCTTCGGGGCAATCTACTAAAAGGGAACTCCGCATCTTCCGACCCCGAAGGCAAACCATATGAAGTTAGGATATTAACTACTAAAGAAGAAAAAGATTTAATTATTGAGTCTTTAGAACATATGGCTTGTAGTTACCCTGATTTAAAAATATCAAAAATGTTTCAATCAATAGCAGATCAAATAAAATAGGAGAAATACATGAGTCAAAATAAACAAATTAAACATTATTTAGAATCTGGCGGTAAACTTACACCGATAGACGCTTTAGATAAATTCGGTTGCTTCAGGTTGGCTGCCGTGGTACACAACCTCAGAGAAGAAGGGTTGGAAGTAGAAACTAAAATAATCAAAAATGGGCAAAAATCTTTTGCTCAATATTACTTAAAAAACCCTACAGGGAACAAAGACCAGTACAAATTATTTGGAGGTGTTAAATGATTGTATTAAATATAGCGGAATGGATTGCAAACCTTTTAATTTTAGGTCTAGCAGGGTTTATTTGGTTTATTGTTATATTTGGTTTCATGATGTTGGTTTCAGTAGCTGCAAGAGGAATTAGGGAGGTTACTGATGGTGAATAAATATCAAAAGAAAATAGAATCATTCTTTAGTTTTATGGAAGTTATGTTTTTTATTTTAGTTGCAGTTTCAATGTTAAATTTATTTTTTCAATTAATAACAAGATAAGGAGTAGTAATGTTTTTACAATTAAAAAAATCCACTCATATAGATAAAACTTTGAGTGTACAACTAAGGGAAGACCCCATACAAATTCAGGGAAAAATGAACAATTTTCAAAAACTAGAATATGAATTGCCAGTTACAAATATTGGTGATAATTATTCAGCAGAAAAATGGGGAGATAAAGACGCAATTACATTCAAAAAAGGAGATAATCTTAATTTAAAATGTACAGGTGCTTTATATTCAAAATTAGTTGATTATTCAAAAGCCGAATTAGTAGATATAACAATGATCCCAACTGATAAAGGAGTAACGTGGAGAGTTGCACCAAGTATAAGTCAATGGGAAAAACCTGTGGATGATGGAGGCGTAACTTCAAAACCTTATGGATATGATTCTGTTAAAAATAGAGATGATGGAAGAAGTTTAGAGATAAAATGGGGAATGGCTTTTAATAATGCAACTAGATTAATAAATAGTGTCGAAGGCGAAAACAACATTAATAAGAAGGTTGAAATGATACAAGAGATTATGCCTAAGATGTTTGAGATTGCTTGTTCAATGAAGCCTTTAACAGACCACGTACTCCCTAGTGAAATTAAAAAAGCAAAGGAGAATGATGATGACTTACCATTTTAATTCTAGCCAATCGAACGCAAATCTTCTCAGAAAAAACATGAGGAATAAAACTACACTAAAAGGGTATATTAAATTTTATGAAGATTTATTAATAAGAGATAAAATACTACCCAATGGTGGCGCTTATAAAAGATTGGTTCAGTTAAAAGAAAGGTTCGTGAGTACTTACTGATGAAAAAACCTGAAAAAGTTAAATTGAATAAACTTGTTAGGGAATTATGTTTGCTTAGGGATAAGCATTGTTTGAGGTGCGGTAAAACTACTGCACTTCAGGCATCTCATATTTACCCTAAAGGAAAATACCCCAAGATGCAGTTTAATCCAGATAATGTTAAGATACTTTGCTTAGGTTGCCATCTTTATTGGTGGCATAAACACCCTATAGAGGCTCATAAATGGGCGGAAAAAACTTTAGGGAAGGCAAGGTTAAGTAGATTAAAAAAACAAGCGAATACGATAAATAAAACACTTTGGGATTTTAAAGAAATACAAAGTGAATTAAAAAAACAAATAGGAGAATATAATGGCTAAAAGATTCGTAGATACTAAAATGTGGGATAAAAGTTGGTATAGAAGATTGAAAAGTAAAGACAAATTGATATGGGTGTACTTATTAACTAGGTGCGACCATGCTGGAATTTGGGATGCCGACTGGGAAGCAATGGAATTTTTTATCGGTGAAAAAACAACTTACAAAGATACGGCACCAGCTATATTAGAAAAAATGGTTCGAATAAAAGGGAAAAACCAGTATTTTATACCATCATTTGTTAGTTTTCAATATGGTGAGTTGAGAGAAAATAGTAAACCACATTTGAGTGTGATTAAAAGATTATCAGAAAAGAACTTATTAAACTCTTTGAGTAGGGTTCAGATAACCCTTAAAGATAAAGATAAGGCTAAAGGTAAAGAAAAAACTAAAGAACTAAGGGAAGCTGAATTTAGTAGAAATTGTTTTGAAATTGCTAAAAAAGTAGGGGGGATAAGTGAAAACGTGGTTGATAGTTTTATTGATTATTGGTCTGAGTCAAATATAAATGGCTCTAAAATGAAATTTGAAATGCAAAAAACTTTTGATATTAAAAGAAGAATATTAAAATGGGCAAATAACATAAAAGAATGGGGTCTTGAAAAAAAGAAAAAAGTTTCTTTTGAAAGTTCTTTTCAAAAAACACCAACAGGTCTCTATAAAGCATATTGTTCTAAATGCGGAAAAAGAGAAATGCCAAATGACAAATGGCAATTAAAAGAAGGTTCTAATTGTTGTAGGGTTGATTACACACCCGAGTTTACAAATGGATGAAAGTGAAAAAATACATATAATAGAATATATCCTTAAAATGACAGATGAAAATAATTATTATTCTAAAAGCTTTAAACATAAAAAAAGTGTACATAGAAAATATAAATTGGATGATGTTATAAAATATTGTAATATGTGTAAAAGAACTTGGAGTAAAGTTCCTGATTGGGTAGATAAAACGATGGTTAGGGTCTACCCGAAAGGAATTATCCCAAAAATAGGAAAAAAAAATAAATATTGCCCAACTTGCGAGGAGAAAAAAAATGGAAGAACTTGAATTGTTTGATATGGCGCCTAAAGAAAAACATGGTGAAATACAGGAAACAGATATAGAATACTTGGTTATAGCCTTTGATGGTGAAAAGAAAAAAAAAATAATAAAGATGCTTGAATTCCTTTGTGATAAGGGTGGTATAAAAGCATATGCAGATTATCTTTATAAAATAGTAGGAGAGAATTATGAAAAAAATAATTGCTAATTTTAAATTGAATGGTATACAATTAAAAGATAAGGTCAATACGTTTGCTAAAGGAACTGACTATGATACTTTAATTGATTATGATTGTAAAGTGTATAACAAATTAGGTGAGCCAGTTTTATATTTTATAAAAAATTATATAGAACCAGATATATTAAAACAGGCCTATGATTCAATGAAAACTTCTGCGAAACCCACGAATAATAGAGGATCAGCAAGTGGAGGTGAAAGGAAATTGAGAATTTTAAAAGACGGTAGCGTAGGTAAAGTGAGTCAAACTTATATACCTGGAACTGAAAAACAATTACAGGTATTAAGTGGTATCGCTGGTTATTTTGACAGGAACGCCCATTATGATATATGCAGAAAAACAGCTTTTAATAAACAAAATATAGAAAAATTTAATAAAGCTATGCCATTAATTAATAGTGTTGACAAAGGTTTTAAAGAGTATGTACCAGAAAGACATAAAAAACAATATAGAATGATGAAAGCTACTGACCCGAATTACAGAATAGGTGAAACTGCTTTCACTACGATAACTATAAATAAAGATTATAGAACCTCATACCACTATGATGCGGGAGATTATGAAAAAGGTTTTGGCAATTTAGTAGCGTATTGTCGTGACATTAAACCGATGCACTTAGTTTTACCAAGGTATGGAGTAGGGGTAGACCTCAAAACGAATGATCTTTTATTACTTAATGTTCATGAGTTACATGGTAATACTGAGTTTATACCTGATGGGCCTGACCCTGTTAGACTTTCTTTCGTGATGTATTATCGTAAAAATATGTGGAAATGTTTACCGCCGAAAGAAGAGTTGAAAAGAATACAGGCTAATCAGAGATTAGTTGCTCAAAAATATTTAAGAGGTGAATAATGCCGTTTTCTTATTGTGATTTAAATAATGTTGAAGAAGTAAAAAAATTAAAAAGTAATATGGATTTTAGAAAACCTATATATAGAAGAGAAGTTTTTATGAGGTTTTATGAATTTCACTTAAAATATAAAAGCCATCCGGGATGTGTTTATTATTTGTTTCCAAATTTAATAGAAAAAATGAAATTAAATACAGAACAAAAATTTTGGTTAGCATATATAAATGGTGTTACTCAAAACATGTGTACAACATATGTTATTTTTAGAAATTTTCCTGATTATAAAAATATTGATTTAGAAAAATTGACAAGGTGGCATAAAAACAATTGGAGGAAGTTAGATTATGATACTGACAGAAGGTACCAGAAAGGTCATTTAATAAAAATGATTTTAAATTATAAAAATGTTGTGGGTGATAATCAATATAAATATTTTAAAAATAAAACTTTTGAACAAATTTGGGAAAATGTTTATAATGATTTCTATATGTTCGGAAGGTTAAGCACCTTTAGTTACCTGGAGTATTTGAAAATAATAGGTCTTGATATAGTTCCTGGGCATTTATATTTAAATGATTATACGGGAAGCATGAGTCATAGGAACGGGCTACTTAAAGTAATGGGGAGAGATGATTTAGATCAGCATAAAAGTAATTTGAATTGGGATAATAAAATAAAATTACACACAAGTGAAGTAATAGAGCAGTGTAAAAAGTTCGGGGAAAGCTTATTGAAGGAATCAAAATTAAGATTTGAAAGTAAAAAATTTTATGAAGATGTTAATTATTTTACAATTGAATCAACATTATGTACATATAAATCTTGGTACAGAAAAAATAGAAGATACCCTAATGTTTACAATGATATGTTTTATAACAGAATTAAAAAAGCTGAAAAAATTTGGGGTAATAAATTTGATATATTTTGGGATATTAGGAAAAAAAACTTGCCTAAACAACTTAGGTTGGAAAACAACATAAATGATCCAGGTCTTTCGAAAGTGAAACAAAACTATTTTAGAAAAACTGGGGAAGTGCTGATGATGGATTTAGAATGGGATTGTTTTGAAAATAATTTTAATAAAAAAATACAGGAGACTATATTATGTTTCGCGTGAATTTAATAGGCGGTGTACCAGCTACTGGGAAAACAACCATAATGAAGGAAATAAAAAAACAATTACAAGTTGATAGTTTTTTTGAAAAAGGCATATTAAAGGGTTATACTGATAAGAAAAAAGATAATTATATTTTTGGAGTATATAATAATGAATTATTTGAGGGTACTGATAAATTAAGCATGGCCGTACAACCTAAAGCAATAGAGTTCATAAAAGAAAAAAAATTCCAATCAATTTTTATTGAAGGAGATAGACTTTTTAAACCTAGCTTTATAAATGAAATTAAAAAAATAGTTGATTTGAATATATATATATTGCAAGTTGATAATCAAAATATAGAAAACAGGCACATATTAAGAGGCGACGAACAATCAGAAAGCTGGTTAAGAGCTAAAAAAACTACTGTAGATAATATAAAAAATAATCACCCAGTACATCTATTGATTAATAATAATAAAACTCATATAATAGAAAATATAGAGTATATAATTAGAAATGGCAAAAGTAAAATAAAAAACCCTCTCCAAAAAAGTTTATTTTAAAACAATCATAAATAAAACTTTTATTTATTGCCATTTGGTTTTAACATTATATGTGAATAATAAAAAAAATAAGGAGTTTTAGAATGGATTTATTAAAAACTGTGAATAGGTTTTGTGATTATAATGAATTTTTACCTGCTGAGCTTTATACTATCGGCTTAGGTCAAGTAATCGTCAGGTATGAAACGAATCAGAATAAAGAGTTTAATTCTTTTGTGTTAAAATTAGATGAAATGTCATATTTACATATTTTGAGTTATAGTATCATATCTTATGATGATTTTACGATAAGAATTAAAAAGGCGGATAGATAAATGACTATAAAGCAAGTAGAAACTAAAGTGAATGAATTAAATAATATAAGAGGGTTTGAGAAAGAAGTATATTCTCTTGACGAAACAGGTAAATTCAAAGCCAACCCAAATGTGTTTTATATTGATAAATCGTATGGGGGTTATAGTCTAAACCAAGTTGCTAAGAACGGAAAAGGTTCACATGCTAGAACGCTGAGGTCGACTAAAAAAGAATTATACGAGTATGTCCGCTACATAATAGAAGGGTATTATATGGCTCAAAGAGATAATTCTATACATAGATAAAAATTGCCCTCTAAAATAAAATTAACCGAGTTTAAATGTCAAATTAAAAAGGTTGTTATTCCGTGAGGGCAAAAAATTAAGTTTTAATAAATATGTTATATTGTGAATAAAAAATAAAATTAGGAGATTTTATGAATATATTTGTATTAAGTGAAAACCCTTTAAAAGCAGCTGCAATGCAACATGATAAGCATGTAGTGAAAATGATATTAGAATCAGCTCAAATGTTATGTAGCGCCTTTGAGCCTGAACATAAACCACCTTACAAAAGAGCGTTTTACAACCACCCTTGTACAATATGGGCTAGGCAAAGTGCTAAAAATTATAACTGGTTACTAATTCACGCAGTGGCGTTAGCAACTGAATACACTTACAGGTATAATAAAACGCATGCGTCAGTGAAAGTGATATCATGGTGCTGGAATAATTATGAGAATTTAATAAAATTCCCTAAAAAAGCGAAAACCAAAAGACCCTTGGCTATGCCTGATCAATATAAAACTAATGACGCTGTGGAGTCATATATAAATTATTATCTAGGGGAAAAGCTAAATAACGCTAAATGGACTAGAAGAAAAAAACCAGATATATTTGATGTATAAATAAACCCTTAATAAACCCTTTACTTTTAGAATATTCTTTTTTAAGTTTAGTTGTGAATAATAATTACTTAATAAAAAATAGGAGTTCTAAGATGAGTCAATTAAGAGGTAGTTTACATAATAGGTTGATGGAGGGTGGGGTTTATTCTATAGATTCAAAAGTAAAAGTAGGCACACCATCGACAATAACTGGTTATACTGACAGAAACCCAGCTACTGTTGTTAAGATTGAAGAAAAAAAGAACTACAATCTAATCTATGTGCAATTAGATGACTATACTGCAATACATAAAGACATACACGCTGAAAGTCAAAAATGGGAATACAAGAGAAACACTAACAACCCTGTTAAGATGTTTAAAGAAAAGTTAGTTACTGTTACAAGGGAGAGAAAGACCTACTCTGTTTCATTTACTAATAAAAAAACTAATGAGATTTGCAAGTTTCAACAGATAGGTAATAATGATATTGATTATTCTTCAAAGGGATGTAAAACAAGAGAGGAATTTCTAAAGGAATGGACTTGGGTAGATGGTAGTTTTAAAAGAGTTGGAACTATTATAGATAATGTTGAGAGAATACAATATACTCCAGTAGTAAGAAGTAGAACAACTAACAGATTAGTCAAAGGATGTGATGGAGTCATTATGGGTCGTAGAGAAAAATACTATGATATTAGTTTCTAGTTAATAACTACATAAACCTAAAAAGCCTCAATTAATTTTGGGGCTTTTGTGTATTTTATAAAATATCATTTTATTTATAAATTAAACCCTAACTAGATATAAGAAAAATATGAAAGTGAATAGAAAAAAAGAAGGTATAGCGATAACAACTGAATTGGTTGGTATTAAAAATTTAAAGATGACTGGTAATTATAGATTAGAATTTGACGTGTTTGAAATAGATAGTCCTAAGGTAGCCGAACTTATAATGAAACTGAATAAAGCGTTCATGATGGCGCTTGTAGAGGTTGATTAATGGTTGATAAACAAACGGACAACAAACGCAAGGACGGTAAGTTTAAAAAAGGTAATAAAATTGGTAATAGGTGGAAAAAAGGTGAATCAGGTAACCCTGATGGTAGAAGAAATGCTTATACTGATTTAATAAAAGATTTTAGCTTTAAAAAAAGCGGTGATAGGGAAAGAAGGGAGGTTATAGTAGCTAAGTTGTTTTCATTAGCTGAAAGAGGTGATTTAAGGGCTATGCAGTTTATTATAGAAAGGTTGGAAGGTAAAGCATTAGAAAGACAGGAAAGAACAAATAAATCTGAACCTATACAAGTGATGGTGATTGACGATGATTAAATACGAGTTTTTAATAAATGATAATAATAAAAAAATAAAATTTAAAATAAATAAAAAGATTGAAGAGTTTAAATTTAATTCTGATTCTAGTTATTTGGATAAAATTCTATACAAAACAAAAAAACAGCAAACTTTTTTTGATGGACCTTTTTCTATTAAAATGAAATGCTATGAGAATATTAAAAAAAACATAGAAGGTAAGTATAAAACTTTCTTTGATCTTTATGGTGGTATAGGTATCACTGCTAAATTGTTTGAATTAGATGAAAAAAATACATATGTAAATGATTATGATGTCGAGTGCTATAATATATTAAATAATAATTTTTTAAGCAAAAATGTATATAATGAAGATGCTTTTAAAATGGTTTATGAAAATAAATTTGATTTAGTTTTAGCAGATTTTAATGACTTAACAATTAAAAGAATAAAAGGTAAATACAAAAAAGTATTAGAAGATATATTTAATAATTCTAATAAGTATGTTATTCTTAATGATTGCTCTATATATCATTTGAAATTTGGAATAGATAAGTATACGATTTATGAAAAAATGATGGGGATTGATATAGAAAAAACAAGAATTGGGTTTTTTAATTCATTGAAAAAGTATTATAAAAAAATATTCCCAAAATGGTCAATGGTTCAAGTCGAGTATAGTAATGATAGTTCTTTTATATTGTTTGAAAAAACTGAAGTATATTCTAAATTAAAAATCAATAAAAACAATAAAGAACAATTAATTAAATCAAAACCAGTTTACATTACATACGAGCATAAGTTATAATGATTAACTGGAATGTGAATAACACTAGAAAAGAAATCCTGAATGACCCTTCTAGGTTTAAAGTGATAGTCGCTGGTAGAAGGTGGGGCAAGACTGTTTTGAGCCTTATGTACTTATTGAAAGATTCATTTCAACCAGGAGAACGCAGGTGGTATATAACACCAACTTACAGGCAAGGAAAAATGATAGTGTTTCCTATACTCAGGCAAATGTTTAATGGGTTCGTTGGGGCTAAATTAAACGAGTCTGAAATGAGCGTTATGTTTGAAAACGGAGCAGAATTATCAGTAAAGGGTGCAGATAACGAAAACAATTTAAGAGGTGTCGCATTAACAAAAGTTGTAATGGATGAAATGGCTTATATAAAACCAAACGTATGGGAAGAAATTGTATACCCTATGTTAGCAACTACCAAAGGGCAAGTCTTATTTATAGGTACGCCAAGCGGTTATGATACGATGTATGAATTATACAGTAAAGGGCAAGCAGACCCCGAATGGAAAAGTTGGCAATTTAAAACTATTGATGGTGGGTTTGTACCTAAAGAAGAAATAGAAAGAGCGAAAAGAAGTATGGACAAAGTTATATTCAGGCAAGAGTTTGAAGGTTCTTTTGAAACTACTGGTAACAGGGCAGCGTATAATTTCGAGCGTGAAACCCATTGTAAAAAGGCGGATCAGCTTTCAAGTAAACTATGGTGGGGTGTAGACTTTAATGTAGATTTTATGACCGCAGTATTGGCCTGTGAATATACTGACGGAACTATACATTTTTTTAACGAATTAAGGTTAAAGAATAGTAATACAGAAGAACTATCTATTGAGATGAAAAAAGTTGCACCAAGCATTGAATGCTACCCCGATCCTGCAGGAAAGGCCAGAAGCACAACTTCAAGGCGCTCAGACCATCAAATATTAAGGGATCATGGTTTTTTAATAAGGGCTAAGAAATCACACCCTAGCCATATAGATAGACTAAATGCTTTGAATAGAAAACTGAAAGATGCTGAAAGTAAAATCGGGATGACTATTGATCCTAAATGTATATATTTAATTAAAGACTTAGAGCAATGTCAAAAGGATAAAAGGGGTGGGTTGGCCAAAGACAACGCAGAATTAACTCACGCACTTGATGCTTGTTCATATGCTATAAGCCATAAATTTCCAATAAGAAGGATGGTTGGTACGAGCGTGAGTTGGTAATGTATAATAAATTAAAAGGGAAAGGGATAACGACTAAACAACACGAAAGGAATAAATAAGATGTATGATTTTGGAAAATCTGTAAATAGAGTAGTGATCCCTGAACTATCAGAACAAGCAGTCTTGCAAAGTGTAAAAGATGCTGGTAGGAATTATGTTGAACAAGAGCATTATAATTTGATGGAGTCGTTAGATTTTTATTATAATCAAAACTTAGACACTCATATAGAGCCATGGTTTGCTAGTGAGTCGTTAAGCCAAGTGCCTCCCTTTATAAGTTCTTGCGTTCCTAGGTTTGCTCGTTCAAGAATGATGCTATATAAACAACCCCCTAAAAGATTAATTGGTGGTGAGAATAACGACGATTATAATGAGTTGGCTTATAAGCTTAATTCAAAAACTAGAGAGTTTGCTGAATTATCTTGGCTATTAGGGTGTTGTTATTTCAAATCAAGGTTTAATGAAAGGTATCAAAGGTTGGAATATGAAGTGTTACCTAAAGTCCAAGAGTATTATTTTAGCGGTGATTCTGAGCCTTATGGCTATTCCTACGAAATAGAAAGCTATGAGTACGACAATAAAAGATTTGTTTTTTGGTCTGAGGATAGAGATGGTATTCAAGGTATGCACTTTGAGTATGACCAGAAAGGAAAGAGGTATGCGGTTGCAGGTAACCTTGATATGATTAATCCTTTTGGAATAGTTCCTATCAGTAAAGTTCAAATGACTAAAGGAAGTTATGATGTAACGAGAACCGCTTTACATATCGCAATCGCTATGACTGAAATTGCTTTGTCTGTTCGGTTTAGACTAGGTCAAGCTGTATTTACAGGCATAGAAGAAGGCCAAAGCAAATTAACTGCTGGTATAGACAATGCATATGTTCTACCTGAAGGCGCTTCATTCAATTATGTAACCCCTGGAGGTAATTTAGTTGAGTTAATAGAAGCCACTAAATCTATGGCAAATCAAGTTGCTGAAAATAACCAATTAAGAATTAGGTGGGGTGATTCATCTGGTAACGCACCGAGCGGTGAGGCTTTAAAGATTTTAGAAATAGAAAATTTAGAGGCTAGGGAAAGCGATGTTCCTTATTTTAGGGAATGGGAAAACCAAAGATATAACATAGATAAAATTATATTAGAAAAATATAACATACTAAACCTATCAGAAGATTATTCAATAGACTTTGCTGAAATCAGTTTCCCGATGGCTCCCCAAGAAGAAAGAGCCTGGTTAGATTGGAAGTTAGAAAATAATGTAATGAGTCAAAAAGAATTATTATTGTATTTTAATCCTGATATGTCTGATGAAGAACTTGAAATGAAAATGTCTAATATCATACAGGAAAACCAAACTATTGCAGAAAGTCAGCAACCTCAATCAACATTTCAAAAAATATTAAATGGCTCAAGTACAACCAGCAGTTGATGCTTTTATAAGCGAAGTTGAGGAACTTGAGAAAGGGTTCAATAAAAATTTAAATATTGCTATTAAGAACCTATCAAAAGCAAGTGATACAGAATTAATAAATTCACTCACCCAATTAAACTTATTTGATGAAATAATAAAGAGCGGTTATGGTGAATCTTTAAATAGGCTAGACGCTCAGTACAGTATATTACTTGAACAAGCTGTTAGGGAGGCTGAAAAGAGGGGTGTTACGGGCTTAGGTGGAGCTGGTTTACAAGGTTTAGAAGTATTAAAAGACCTTAATATTGATAACTTGCTTGATGAAGCTAATAGGCATTCTAATATATTAACACAGCAATTGTTTCAAAACCTTTATGCTGGTTTACCGCCTAATCAAATTATAGAAAATTTAGCAGGTACAAATTTAGCAGGCCACCAATTAGCGGTGGCGACTTACACTGGTATTAAAACTTTCGATGATACTGCTAGATATAAAATATTTGAAGGCTTAGATGTTAAATGGACTTATTTCGGCCCATTAGATGAAAGAACTAGAGATAGTTGCAGGAATACTAAAGGGAATGAACCTGAAGGTGGGTATACAGAAAAGCAAGTATTGTCAACCGAAACGCCTTTCGGATTGAGGGGTGGTTATAATTGTCGTCATTCTTGGGAGGTGAGGTGAAATCTAAAGATATAATGCCCTTTGAAAAAAGAAAGTGGTTAGAACTTGGCGGTAAACTTGTTACTAGAATATTAGAAGATACTGAAAAGGGTATAAGCCAAGATGCTGCTGGTGGTAAATTTCGTAAGTACAGCGAAGATTATGAAAATAAAAAGAAAACAGGTAAAGCGGGACCAAAGGGAGTTTCTAATAATAAGCAAGTGTCACCCCCAAACCTTAGATTAACAGGTGCGATGCTTAATTCGTTAAAGGCTCAAAAACCTACAAGCGAAAGTGTTGAATTAAATTATAGGGAAGGGTTAAAATTTGAGGGTAATGCTAAAAGAAAAAGAAATGTGTACGGACTTAATAATAATAATGAAGAGTTCGTTAGGAAGTTTTTTAGGGAAGAAATAGATAATAGAATTATAAAATTTAGCAAAAAAGATATTATAGTTGATTTAAAAATATAATTTAATTATCAGCATTTTATAAAATAACTTTTTCGAAGTAAATTAAAGCAACTAAAAGGGAATGACAGAATGTCTGAAACTAAAACAGAAAGTGTACAAGATAATGTACAAGAGGTGGCAACTCAAAGCCAGAATGAAACTAATGAAAAGCCTGATGTCAATAGTTTTATAGCAGAAAGCAAGAAGTATAGAAGTAGGGCGCAAGAAGCAGAAGCTAAATACAGCGAATTAACTAAAAAACTTGAAAAACAAGAAGAAGAAAAGTTGGTTCAGCAAAATAAGTGGGAAGAATTAGCAAATAAACGCCAATCAGAAATAGACTCTATGAAATCTGATTATGAAAGGCTGAAAGGCGCTGAAATGGCTTATAAAGATGAGCTTCTGAGTTCTTTAAGCGAAGAGGAAAGAGAATCATTTAAAGATTTAACAACCACCCAGCTTAAAGTTAT